TAGTTTTGATTGTGCAAGTCCTTTTATTGCTACAGCACACGGACTAGTGTACACTAACAGCCAGCATACAAGTAAGAGATGGTCAGTTATAATGGACAAGGCTCCTGATAACAAAGCACTTGCTAACCAGCATGATATTCCTTTTCCTTTCGAAAGTGAAATTGGTAGACGACTAAGCATTGCTGACATTTGTCATTATGCTCCAGGTATGTTAAACAAGATTGGTAAAGAAGGTAAAACATCTTGGGATAGCTTTGGCTATGCACTAATGATGGCACATAACGTTTATCAGCATATTGTTGCAGTACAACGTGCAAACAACTTAACTGATATTGAACTTAAAAAGACTAGACCAGATTGGAGACTATGGCGTAAAGTTAAAGAAGCAGATAAGAGTGATGAGTATTCAGATTGGGTACCACGTAACATCTTATACTTCGATCGCTTTGTTGAAGAACTGTTCGAGCAGCCAACTAAAGAGGCAGCGTTCGCAATGATTAAAGAAGGCGACAGTTTCCTTAAAAACTTAGAAGGTGCAAGACTACGTGGAGGAGTTACTAATATTTCAAACTCGTTATTCGTTGAAGTAGACGATGACGGTAATGAAGAAACTCCTTGGACTGACGATAGAGAAGATACAGAACTAGATAAATTAGAAAGTGAGCTAACGGAGGCTTAAATGAAAAGATCATATAAACAAGGTACTGTTAATGATGCAATTTTCTTTGTAGGTGTTGAAGTAGAACATACTCCTGCATATGGTAGAAAAACATTGTTCGTAACAGGTGTTCAGAACGTTGACGAAATATCTCAACAATATAATGACAATGAGTGTGAACATATATTCTTTGGTGCTAATCACAGTTTTCAACCTACAAACAGTAAAGACTATGATGACTGGGAAGCAATGATTGAGCCTTTTTTAGATGATGAAATTTGTTGCACTTTGGACATTCCAATTGCAAAAGCAGAAGAAATGCTAGAAAGTTCATTAATTGAAAGTGATAGTTTTATTCCACAACTACGTGTACCAATTCCGTACATTGAACAGTTTGGTTACAATGCTACACTTAAGATTGATGATAAAGATTTTAAAGCAACAAATCCGGGTGTTTGGACACATAGTTTACATGAACTAATGGATCGTTCAAAGTTTACACCTTGGCGTGAATATGAAAATGACGACATAGTAGATTAATGATTGACATTAGAAACAAAAGGTGCTACAATGGAACAAGAGCGTTATGCAACATATATGCAACGAAGAATGAGAGAAGAAGATATGGAACAAGGTAAAGAAAACGCATTGCAACATGCAAAGCGAATGATTTGGGTAACCTTTACAAAAGAAGGTATCCATAAGTATCCTGCGGCACTAGATGATCCTAGTCTTGCAACAGGAGATGAATATGATGTGAGTTTCTTAGGTTATCCACATAGACACATATTCCACTTTAAGGTAGGTATCGCTGTAACACACAATGACAGAGATATTGAATTTATTCAGTTTAAACGTTGGATGGAGAAACTATACGCAGAAAAAACATTAGAACTTGACTATAAGTCCTGTGAGATGATGTCCGATGATTTGTGGCATCAAATTACAAACAAATATCCTGGACGTGAAGTCCACATCGATGTCTCCGAAGACGGAGAGAACGGTGCCCACATTGAGTATGCTAGTTATTAAAGGAGACCTAAAATGGGTTACTGGCAGGACCATCCTGAGGTGGTCAAGGTTTTTGATGATCTTGACCTATATAAAGACTTTTGCCGACACAACGGTTTTAAGTTTGATGAAAAAGATCTCTACAAAAATGCAAGTCGTTCTTGGAGAGCTTTTGAGAATCGAAACAATTATAAGAAAACGTTTCGTAAAAAATTTAACAAACGGAGAAACTAGATGAAAGTATGGCTTGTTGATTTAGAAGCAGTTGAAACTCGTTACACCAAGCAGTGGAAAACTGAATTTCCTAAACTGTTGAAAGCTCACGGCCATGACGTTCATATAGTTAACGGAGGGGATACGCCTCAGGCTACAACACCTGGGGCGTTTCTTAACTTCGGCGGTACTAACGTTTATAAAAGTAAACAACTAGAGCAAATTGCAGAAGCATTCTGTAACGGAGAGGTTAAAGACGGTGATTATTTTCTTTATACTGATGCTTGGAATCCTACAGTTATTCAATTACGCTATATGGCAGAGCTATTGGGTATTAACATTCGTATTGGTGGTATGTGGCATGCTGGTAGTTATGATCCGCAAGACTTTTTAGGTAGACTAATAGGTGATAAGCCTTGGGTTAGAAATGCAGAACGTAGTATGTTTGAATGTTATGATCATAATTATTTTGCAACAGAGTTTCATATAGATATGTTCTTTCAATCATTTCCAGAACTAGATAGATCTAAAGTTGTACAAACTGGTTGGCCATTTCATTATATGGATAGTACATTAACTATGTACAAAGGAATGCCAAAGCGTGACTTAATTTTATTCCCTCATAGGATTGCTCCTGAAAAGCAAGTTGAAATATTCCGTGATCTTGCTGATCAACTTCCACAATATGAATGGGTAGTTTGTCAAGAACGTGAACTATCAAAGAACGAATATCACAACTTACTAGGAGAAGCAAAACTTGTGTTTAGTGCTAACTTGCAAGAAACACTAGGTATTAGTTGGTATGAAGGTGCTCTTGTTGGAGCATTGCCTATGGTACCAGACAGATTAAGTTATACTGAAATGGGTTTGCTGCCTTTCAAATATCCTAGTAATTGGACAATAGATTGGAAAACCTATATTTCCAATAGGGAGGCTGTGAAAGAACGTGTAATTGACTATATGGAAAATTACAAAAGTTTTCTTCCTAGCCTAAATAAACAAGTAGAAACACTGAATGAAAAATATTTCAGTTGCAATGATCTACTAAAGGTGCTAAAATAATATTATTAAAAAGGCAATCCACTACCTAAACATCGGAGAATAAATTGGAAATAAGTAAAAAGATTAAAGCAAGATTAAAAGAAGCCGGCAAACGGTTTTGGGCAGGAGACAATATCTCCGACTTCATCGAAGAAGGTGAGAAGCAACAACTAGTAGATGAGTTGACTTCTAAATTTGAAGAAGTATTACAGGGTCTTGTTATAGATACTGAAAACGATCCTAACAGTAACGGCACAGGCAAACGTCTTGCTAAAATGTATATTAACGAACTAATGGCAGGTAGGTACGAACCAATTCCTGCTGCAACTGCATTTCCAAATGACAGCGCAACACCTTATGAAGGTATGTTAGTTGTTCGTTCAGAACTTACAAGCATGTGTTCACATCATCATCAGATTGTTAGAGGTGTAGCATACATTGGTATTATTGCTAGTGAGAAACTAATTGGACTAAGCAAGTATACAAGAATTGCACAATGGTGTGCTATGCGTGGAACACTTCAAGAAGAACTTGCAAATGACATTACCCGTGAAATACAAAAAGCAACAGGTGCAAAACACTTAGGTGTCTACATTCAAGCCACACACGGTTGTGTAGAGAACAGAGGTGTAAAAGCACATAGTAGTTTAACACAAACAACTGTTCTTAAAGGTGCGTTCAAAGATGATCCAGCAACTAAGAAAGAGTTTATGGATAATATTAAATTACAACAACAACACGCATGTTAGGAGTTTTATGCCAATACCAGAAAAAATAATTATGCCAGCAAATAGAGATCCAAGTGATAATCATTTTGCTGTAAGTTTAGTAAAAAGTATATTTAGAATAGTCGGCTGTGGGTGTTTAATTTACGGAGGCTATATGTTAGAACAATTTGGTTTGCTTTTTATAGCAGCCGGAGTAATCTTTGCCTTAGCAGAAGTGCTAGGCATTATAGAGGAGATAGTATGAACATTCATAAGAAAAGAGTTTACAGTGTATCAGAGCCAAAGAAGCCTGAGGACTGCATGGCGCTTACTCCAGCCGAAGCACTCATGTATAATTTAAAAGGTATTAAATTAGTTGACATGACTGAAAAGCATGGAATGACAGTGCAAAGACTAATGAATAGTCGAAAAGATACATCACATGAAAGGTATACTTATGGGACCATATTCGGAAACAAAACAACAGCATAGAATTAATAATATTAAATCTATTCTTGCAAATAAGAAGTTACCAGATGACACTCGTAATATTTGGGAACAAAAACTACAAAACATTGCAGTTAATGAAGATGAATATAACAAAAGAGTATTTGAAATATTCAAAGATGTTAAACAAGGTATTTTTACAGATGTTACTTAATTTTTTAGATTGGATCGGAAGAAAGCGTACTATCTATGATAGAACTGGTAGTATTCCGTATTTGGTTAGATACTATTTGTTTTTGAAGGACAGAAAGAACTTTCCTTTTAACATCACATTACATAAAGTATTAGTAAGTGATGAACCTACACTACATGATCATCCATGGAGTTGGGGAGCATTAATTCTAAAAGGCGGCTATTGGGAACATACACCACAAGGTAAGTTTTGGCGTGGTCCTGGTAGTATACGTTTTAGAACAGCAAAAGATTTACATTGGTTAGAACTTGCAAAAGATAAAGATGGGAATGAGATTCCTTGTTGGAGTATTTTTTATATGGGTAAGAAAGCACAACAATGGGGTTTTGTTAAGAATGGTAAGTGGATACATAACGAGGAATACTTAAAATAATGATTAAGAAGCACTATTATAGTTGGCAAGATGTTGAAAAAATGTGTGTAAGCATAGTCAATCAGATGTACAAAAGTAACTGGAAGCCTAATTATATTGTAGGAATAACAAGAGGTGGAAATGTTCCTGCTACTATTATTAGTAACATGACTGGTATACGTTGTGAGGCATTAAAAGTAAGTTTGCGTGATGATAGTCGAGATAGCGAAAGCAACTGTTGGATGGCAGAAGATGCATTTGGTTATGGAGATGGTAAAAGTTATCCTAAAGCACGTAAAAATATTCTTATTATAGATGACATCAATGATACTGGTGCTACGTTTAACTGGATTATGGAAGATTGGAAAGCAGGTTGTTTACCTAATAGCGAAGCATGGCAAGACATTTGGCAAGAAAATGTTCGCTTTGCATCACTTACTGAAAATCTAGCAAGTGATTTTGACAAGGTTGATTACTACTGTCATGAAGTTAATAAAGCTGAGGAAGATGTTTGGTTAGTTTATCCTTGGGAAAATGTTGCTGACTATGCGTGACGATCTAATGGTTCAACAACAAGTTGACAACGTATGGCAGCATATGGTTGGAGTTATTTGTTTGAACCAAGTAAACAGACTTCAAACAAAACCTGTTCTTACAAGATTGTTTAACAAGTATCCTACTGCACATAGTCTATTGCGTAGTTGTACTATTCCTATGTTAGAAGAACTATTAGAGCCATTAGGTATGCAACGTGTAAGAGCTAAAAGAATTTATAAGATGAGTATCCAGATTGAGAACTGGGATGGTGTTGATGCTACCGACCTTTATGGCATTGGTAAATATGGGTCCGATAGTTATAATATATTTTACCTAAATAATATACCAACCGGTGTTCAGGATAAAGAATTAAAACGATATATTGCAGAGGAGTTAGTATGAGCTATGATAATAAATGTACAGTTACATGTACTGATAACGGTAAAGTTGCTGAAGCAGAAGTTGACCGAATTGAGCCTAAAGATTTCTTAAACATCTTTATGGCGAGCAATAAGATACATATGAAATGGAATGGTAGAGTATTTGTAGGAAACGCATTTGGTTTTGAATTTACTACACCTGGACCAAAACAATTTAACAATGCAATTAGAAGAGGCTTTTAATGAAGGCTGACACTTTACAATTAGCAATAACAGAACAAAGAGCACCGTGGACAGACGTTGAGATTGATACTCGTGAGTTCACTGTTTTTCGTGATAAGTATCCTGTAACCGAAGGACATTTATTAATTGTACCCAAAGAAGCAACACAAGAAAACATTTTAAAGTGTTTTAATTTTGCTGTTACTATGGGTTATGATAATGTAGCAAGTGAAAAAACTAACATCACAGGCTACAACATAGGTTTGAATGTAGGTGAAAGTGCAGGACAAACAGTCATGTATCCACATGTACATTTAATATTCCGTCGTAATGGGGACATGGAAGATCCGAAAGGAGGCGTCAGAGGCGTCATCCCATCAAAGCAAAAATATTAAGGAAAGGTTATGACATTGAGAGAAACTTTGATTAGTGCAGCTCGTAAACATGCAGAAGCAGACATTGCGGTGCACAAAGCAAATATTGAAGTCTATATGCAGCAGGTAGTCGGTATTGGAGAACATTCTGATATTGTTGAAACTATCCAAAAAGAATTGGATAAAATGGCTGCGGCAACAGATAGACTTGAGATGCTGAACGAGCATTTCAGCTAGTGAGTTGGCAAGTAAAAATTGAAGAAGATCCGTACACGAAAGAGTTAACGTTACCGATTCCAACGGATCTTCTTAACCAAATGGGTTGGGATATTGGTGATGATCTCGTTTGGGAAGAGAGTATGCCAGGCACTTCTTATACTCTGAAAAAGGTTGACAAACCTGGTGAAAAGAAGGTATAATAGTAATATGAATGATAAAATACAGACTCTTGCACAGCACGACTTTAGTAAAACAGTAGAAAAAAAGTTTTACTATTCAGAGATATTTTATAGTATTCAAGGTGAAGGGCATTACACAGGTGTTCCGACAGCTTGGATTAGATTCTTCTTGTGCAATTTACAATGTAATGGGTTTGGTCAATTAGATCCAACTAATCCAGATACACATGAATTGCCTTTTGAAGACTTTGATGTTGACAGTGTAAAACGTGTTGAAGACTTGCCTGTATGGGATAAAGGCTGTGATAGCAGTTATACATGGGCTAAGAAATTTAAGAAACTAATGGGTCAAGAAACTCCTACTGCTATGGCAAATAAGATTGTCGACTGTATTAAGAATGATAGCAATCCAGAAGGTAAGTTTTTACATCCTGTAAGTAAACAAAATCAACACTTGTGTTTTACAGGTGGAGAACCTTTGATGGTTACAGGACAACAGGCAGTGGTAGGTATATATAACGAATTAAAAAAGCAGGGCAATTTGCCTGGTAGCATGACATTTGAAACTAACGGTACACAAAAACTTAGAGAACCATTCTTAGAATGGGCTAAGAGCATTGACACAGAAATATTTTTCAGTTGTAGTCCCAAACTATTTACTGTATCAGGTGAAAAACCTGAAAAGGCCATTAAGCCTGAGATAGTTGCTGAATACTTACAAGCATCTACAAAAGGACAACTTAAATTTGTTGTAGGTCCATTACAACGTGAATGGGATGAAATGGAAGAGACAGTTGAAAAATTTAGAAGTGCTGGTGTTGATTGGCCAGTATGGATTATGCCAACAGGAGCAAGAGAAGAAGAACAAACCGCAACTGCTGGTTCAGTTGCACAAAAGGCATTTCAGAGAGGATACAATGTAGCGGCAAGAGTACATGTATACTTGTTTGGTAATGCTATTGGAACTTAGGAGAAAATATGTCATTTTTAACAAAAATGCTTGGCTTAGATAAAATTAAAGAAGTTAACGAAGCCAAAGAACAAGAAAAGAATAAACAACTTAGTCCAAAAGAACTTGCGACTAAGAAGAAAGAACCGTGGGTAGGCGTACTACAAACACACGTTAACAAAGAAAATGTCCGAAATGGCTTCTTTGAGCTTGACTGGAATAGGCATTTCGTGTTACAATTAATTAAAGAAGGATACGGAGTTGAGAATGATAAAGAAGAAGAAATTATTGATCGTTGGTTCCGTGAGCTTTGCGCTAATGTTGTTGTTGATGGCGACTACGGCGGTCCATTAGAAGGCATGGCAACAGGCAACATAGATATAGATAATATTAAGAGAGATAACAAATAATGACACACATTCTAGTAGATACAGCAAATACATTCTTCCGTGCAAGACATGTAATTAACGGTGATGCTGATATTAAGTTAGGTATGGCTTTCCATATTACACTTAACAGCATTAAGAAGGCATGGCAAGACTTTGATGGCACACATGTTGTATTCTGCTTAGAAGGTCGTAGTTGGCGTAAGGACCATTATGAGCCTTACAAGCGTAACAGACAAGTTGCTCGTGATGCACTTACAGAAAAACAGCAAGAAGAAGATACTGTGTTTTGGGAAGCCTTTGATACATTTAAAGACTTTGTAGCAGATAAAACTAACTGTACTGTATTACAACACAAAGAGTTAGAAGCAGATGATTTAATTGCTGGTTGGATACAACAACATCCAGATGTAGATCATGTTGTTATTTCTACAGACACAGACTTTCAACAACTAATTGCACCTAATGTAAAACTATACAATGGTGTACAAGATGTAACTTCTACACATGAAGGTTTCTTTGATAAGAAAGGCAATCCTGTAATTGATAAGAAAACTAAAGAAGCTAAGGCTGCGCCTGATCCGCAATGGTTGTTATTTGAGAAATGTATGCGTGGTGACACTAGTGACAATGTGTTTAGTGCTTATCCAGGTGTACGTAAGAAAGGCACTAAGAACAAGGTTGGTTTATTAGAAGCATTTGAGGACAAAGATCTTAAAGGCTACAACTGGAATAACTTAATGCTACAACGTTGGGTAGATCATAACGGTGAAGAACATCGAGTACTTGACGACTACGAACGTAATAGAATATTAATTGACTTAACTGCACAGCCTACAGAAGTAAGAGAAAAGATTACAGGTACTATACAGACGTCAATTGATGCAAATAAAAATATTAGTCAGGTTGGTGTAAGACTTATGAAATTCTGTAATTTATACGACTTAAAGAAAATATCAGATCAAGCACAAGCATACGCTGAACCATTGAATGCGAGGTACATAGTATGACAACTGATTTTAAAGCAAAGCCAGTTTTAGAAGATAAGTTTTGGATTGTTGAAGAACAAGGCCAAAAAATTGGTACACTAAGAAAGAACGAAGATAAGTTTGTTTTTAGTAATGAGAAAGGTGTTAAGTTTTATCATAATAAGAAAAGTATCTTAAGTGACTATGGGAAAGACTTTTTTGTTGCTAAAATTGTAAAAGAAGCAGATGATTCTGATCCTAAAGAAGTACACGGATACAGATGTAGCACTAGACCACACAACTCTATGTTTGATATACAAAAGCGTTTACCTCTTTTTACAAAGAGTAAAGACTCAAAGAGTTTATATTGTTCAGGCTATTATGTCATTAAATTCGATAAAGGCTGGGTTAAATCGTTCTGTCCTAAGCTCATTACCCTCCAACGGTATGCGTATAAAGGACCATTTAAGACTGATTTAGAGATGAAACAGGTACTATCTAATGTCAACAAATAGCCTTCCGCAGTCACTTCCTACCATTGAAAAGATACTACAACGTATTGCAGTTGCGGAGAAATCACAGCAAAAAGACATCAGAATATCTATACAAGAAGCACGTTCACTAACACTTGAACTATCTATGTTTACATCTAAACTAGGTACTGTTGTAGCGTCTATAGACGAACAATTAAAGCAGATCAAGCAGAACAGCGAGCAGGTTGAAGTGAAATTTGAAGGCGGACAGTTCTAAAAAAGGATAAATATATACGTAGTTAATTAAAAGGATTACGTATAATGAGTAGACCAAAACCAACAGTGCTTCTCGAACATGTCAATCGAGAATCATATAAGACAGAACAAATATTAGAGAGCGAAGCAATTTGGGCGGTCTTCTATAAGGGAAAGCCGTTTAACTTAAAAAGCGGAAGTATGGTATCGAGCTATCCTGGACCGAAGTATAAAAAAGTATCGTTTTCTAATCCTGGACACGCTAGAAACTTAGCAAAGAAACTAAACGCACTTTTTAATACTGAAGAGTTTGCGGTATACACACTTACTTCTGGAGCAAAAGAAGAGTAATGACACATGGATCAAAAGGACAACTATACAAAGGTATTTCTGAAAGCCGCTAATCAGCCTTTTGACACCCCAGACATAAAAGATAAGAGAACATTATGGTGGTATAACATTCGTGATGTTGGCGGGCTACGTCTAACGGACGAAGCCAAAATGCACATTGAACAAATAGCAAAAATCAAAACCTACAAAGTAGACTTTCCAAAACAATTTAAAATAACACCTAAAGTGCTTTTATGGCTTGACAATTTTATTGAATCACCGTATTATATAACTAAGAAAACAATAACTGTACTTAAAGAAAGGTCTGCTTTTGAATTATACTTGTTTAGTGGAGATATCAGTAAAATGGGATATAATAAAGCATTATCCAAAAGACTTTCTGAAGAAACTGCGGACCAAGAATAACATTCATTAACATAGCATATAATAAATATTAGTGATGATAGAACTTAATCCATTAGACGTACTACGTTCAAGAGAACTTAAGACTATGCCCCCACACTTTGCAAAGTTACAAGTGTCGGCAACAGATCGATATGACCGTAGACTTTATGAGTGGGTTAAGTCTAATACAAGTGGTAGGTACTGTATTAATACATATCCTACTGCCAAAGAAAATACTTTTAAGACTGCTACATTTGTAGGCTTTGAAGAAGAGAAAGAACTAACATATTTTATGTTAGCTTGTCCATACTTAAGGAGAAACTAGAATGGCTGAAGAAAATAAGACGCCGGAAACGGTAACAGAAGCAGCGCCACAAAGTGGTCCTGTTCCTACACCAGGTGTAGATCAAAATGCACCTGCACCAGAAGCTGGGGAACCAGCAGCACCAGATCTTAACATTAGCGACCTTAATGCAGTAAAAAGCATTATCGAAGTTGCTACACAAAGAGGTGCATTTAAGGCAACTGAACTAGAAGCAGTTGGCAAAGCATTTAACAAACTAACAGCATTTTTAGATCATGTTGTTAAACAACAACAGGCTGCTGCACCAGGAGCACCTGAAGGAGGACAGCAATAATGGCTAAAGAAATGAAGCACGTTGGTAAAATGACCAACACTGGCGATGCTGTAGCTGTAGTATTCAGAACTGTGCCAGGTGAATCAAATCAGGCATTAGTACTACAAACTGCAACATTACCTGATATCTATCATGACAGTTTAATGAAACTAATCGAAACAGATCAAGCTCAAGAAGCATATGAACTTGGTGAGTTTATGTTTAGAAATTCTTTTCCAGACGGAAGACCAATGTTACAATCAATGCAGGCTGATAATAGACTTATTAAAGTTGACACATCAAACGTAACTATGACACCTACATCTTCATCAGTAATTCAATTAAGTGAACTTAACGCTTTAATTGCTGAACAGAAGGGTGTTAGCATTGACGAGCTACACAAGTTTGTAAGTGGCGCACCAGAAGAAACTGCTGCGAATCCAGGTGCAGAAGCACCAGCACAGCCTGTTACTGAAGCAGTTGCACCACAAGACAACGGTGTGTTAAGTGACGAAGATCTTGCTAAGTCTTATCGCTCACAAGCAGATAGATTAAGTAAAGAAGCAGCACAACTAAGACGCCAAGCTGAAGAACTTGTTCCTACGAAGAAGACTTCTAAAGCAAAAGTGTCAGAGAGTGCCTAGTAAGCATTATTTTAAACCACCAAAACATCTGGTTAAAGAATGGCCGGAGGTTTTTGACGACCTCTACATGAATACTATGCCTGTTGCATATTTAGATGCAATGATTTTAGAATTTAGTGACGGTAGAGTTTGGGAGATTGATGTTAAGGAACATCTTCAGGCAGATGATCCAGATAGTGTAGCAAAAAAAATGTTACAGACTATGAATGAATATAAAGATACTATTAAGAAAGTAGACTTTAAAATCAATGTTGATCTTCTAAAGAAAGAAATAAAAGATCGAACAGATCAGATATTGTAGTTTCTCACACTTAGGGAGTTAGTAGAAATACTAACTCTCTTTTTTTATCTTGTATTTCCGTAATGAATAACTTCGTGTTTATCTGAAGTGTAAGAACGCCAAGGATCAACTACAACGGAGTCGTCTGATAGTTCTACATAAAGCTCTGGATGAGATAAAAGAACACATGCTCTAAAAGGTCCTGGATCAGAACCATATACTAACGGATCAACTTGCATAGGATTAAAGCCGTACTCTGTACAATACTGTGCAACTAGTAAAGCATAACTTCCATCGATATAAGGCACGCCTGGTTTGTAAGCAATACCGTTAATAAGAATAGGAAGTTCTTTTTCTTTTGCAATATCACAAAGTTTCTGTGCAACATTTTGCGCCTGCACTTCTCTAGCATTCATTACTGCATCAAAAATATCATAACCAAGATCTAGTTTCTTTGCCATATACCTAAGTGCAATATTATCTCTTGGGTGACAACTGCCGCCATCTCCCATTCCTGCTTTCATGTAACTTGGTCCCATTATACGTTGTGTACTTTCTGCAAGTGCTGTAGTAACTACATCAACGTTTATATTACCTTGCTTTTCAGCAACGTCTTGTATCATATTTACAAGTCCAATCTTTGTACTAATAAATGTATTATAGAATACTTTGATACATTCGCATTCGTCCCAAGTACCAATTACATATCTTGGATCATTCTCCATGCATGTATCATAAAAATCTCTAAGCTCTTTAGCATCGCCGGTTTCAGTACCATCTTCTGTACCAATCATAACCATTTCAGGATTGACCATGTCCCAAGCAACTGTACCCATAGCAATTAAATAAGGATTATAAACAAAACGTGTGTTAGTTATTAAAGGTACAAACTCACGTCTTACTGTTCCAGGTAAAACTGTACTAATAAGAACAAGCATTTGTTTTTTATTCATATACTTGTTTGCTTCTTGTAAACAATCAATAACAATATCGTATTGAAAGTCTTTAGGCTCTAAATGTGCTGTAGGTGCTTTGCCGTCATAGTTTGGATCATGTGGAGTAGGCACTGCAACAAATACAATATCTGCTTCTGATGCTACGTCTTTAATAGTATCTTCTACAATAACATAGTCGCTATTCAATGATTTATCTACATCATATCCTAATACAGCATGTCCTTTTTTAGCAATTTCTTCTGCGCAGGGCATACCCAATTTGCCAAGTCCAATAAATCCAATTTTCATCAATCTGTCCTTTTCGAATAGTTATTACTATTTACAATTCAACCTTAAAACGCTGTTTAAGCCTGGCTTTTTACGCTGATACACAAGTAATGCTTATGTGTGTTAACCACGCTGTATGACGCTTAAAATGCGTTTTAGACGCCTAATTCATAGGCTTTATTAAGTAGTTTCTCCCTTTTAAAACCCTATAATTATATTGTGCAATCTCACGTACTTTGGCATGCCAATTTCTAAACTCTGATCCTTTTAAATTACACAATCTTTCAATTTCATTTACAATTGCTATTGCCCTATCTCCGTGGTCTTCAATTTTATCGTAATCTTCATTTATGTAAGGATGATAAGTTCTGTACCCTAATTCTTTAAGATACTGTAATGTGTTTGGAGAACCTATCAAAACAAATGGGTGTCCCATTGCAATACATTTAAATATTTTTTCACTTAGAAACGGAACATTTTCGTAGAATGTTGTTTCGCTAATTACACTAAAATATGTTTCTTGATAATACTTGTGTATTGATTGTTGATGTTCTGCTCTATTAGTAACAAGGTCTTGTTCATCAAGATACATTGACGGCAACTGCTGTACATCAGCAGAACGTTTTAAAACACGAGAAATCTCTTTATGATCTTTGTGTTTTGTTTGTAGCCTATTCCATACTTTCTTCCAATCTAAATTATCGTCTGATGGTGCAAGACTAACATATCCATCATCTAATAATCCTCTATCATATAGTAATGTAACCATTAACGGCCTATGTAAGCGCCATCGTCTATTTAGATTAAGATATTTTTTAGAGTACTTGCGTTTCTTTTCCATTGTAGGAAAAGCACTACGTTGTAGTATTGTATCTCTACCAGTGTTTTCAAATAAACTGAACCACATAATTTTAATAGGCTCCACATTATTTTTCTTACAATAACTTAATGTGTATTTGTACATAGTAGGTACACCAGATAGAAACACAACCTGACTTGTTGGTATGTCATATTTTTGTATAATATCATTATAAATGGCATCTAAACTGTCATAAAAGAACTCTAACGAGTTGTCTAGTACTAATGAAATCTGTTTAAGTTGTAATTTAAGAATCGTTTCTTGATCTAAAATCGTATCTAAAGGAAAATATTTAAAACTTCTTGCGTCGGAAAACATTATAAAATAGTAATCTTGTTTTAATTTAAGACGTCCTATTTCAGCAGGATTTGTAGGTATAGTAACCTTCACAGGATTGTTAACATCATATGTTATAAGGTATGGTAAATTATCGTTATTCAAACAAGCCATTATAATCGTCCTGGTTTGTTAGAATGTTCTTTCCACCAAACTTCTAAATCGTCAAAACTACTTGCTTTCAGTACTTTTTTATTTGTGCTAAGAGCAAACTCTCTCATGTCTTTTGATATTAAATGTTTAGGAAAGCATTTAGCAATATATTTTAAATGATGTTCAGGTCTAGGATGATAATCAGCAGTTTGGCCTTGTCCTTTAGAACCTTTTATAGGTGTTGTTGGCCAAGAGCCGTCAAAAATTGCTGTAAGAATATCTGGTTGCATTGATTCAAGTGTTGTAGCATATACTCTTTTAATATCTCCGTAGTCGCTATTTTTCATTTCTGGAGTTAAATTAAATGAGATCATATCATCGATTTCAAAAGGAGCCATGTTCAACATATGAAATTCAGCTTTTGATTGTTTCATGTAGTGTCTTGTTAATTCTATAAGTGCTAAATCTCTTAATAGATAAAATCTATAATCAAACCAATCATGTACAAACTTGGCAGAGATATTATTTTGTGTTGTAATATTCCCCGATGTTACCCAATGATTTTTCTTATATCTATCTTCACGTGTAACTGAGCTCCACATAACAATAACCAAATCATTTTTATTAAAGTTATGTGTTAAATTTGCTTCTACTAGTTGATTAGAAATGTAAAGATTTCCTGCGCCAGACTTTCCGTAGTTATGTGTTTCTGGTATATCTTGTTTGATGATGTCCGACCATGTTGGCCATCTATATCTGGTTAAACTGCAACCAAATGTAAAACATCTTTTATATTCACTAAACCGTTTCAAAGTATCTCTCCGCTGATTTTATACAATTAGTTATTGCATCTTTATAAAAGTCTTGTGTTCTTGCATGTTCAAAGTTATGTTGTACAGCAGGATATGCATATAGTAAACGTCTTTGCTTAGTTTTAAAATCAAGACTGATCCACTCTTTTAAATTTTGTTGTACAGTGTTAAAACGTTCTAATGGATCTACAATTAAGTCGTAGGGCTTACTAAACAATTTAAAGTCTGTTTTAAATCCTAATGAACGTAAACCAGCAAGTGTTCCTCTTGATGCAATTGTAATAAAAGGATGTCCAAGCATAATAGGTTTAAACAATTTTTCTGTTAAAAATACGCTGTCGTCAAAGAATATAGTTTCAGTTACAACTGTTAGTAACGTGTTTGCATATAGTTCTGCATTAAAACTATTAGCAGCGTTTGTAACACTCCAGTCTCCATCAAAAAATCTTGGAGTAAACTCTTTGTGTCTTGCGTAATTTTCTTTACCAATCAAGTATTCTGCATTTAGATCTTCGCCTTCTTTAACTTCGTTACATGTAACAATACCTTTGTCTAATAGTCCACTAATGCCTAAGTCTGTTACGTGTGCAGCTCTATGCGGTCTATGCACCCTATTTAAACTATTAAATGCTTTACTATCTTCGTTGTACATTGCACCTTTAATTAACGGCTTGTAAGGCATAGATTGATTCATAAATATTTTTAAGAAGTGATTTGAATATGCAACTTCAAACATACGTGCATTGCCTGTTTTCTCTAACCAATCTTCGTAATGCTTTTCTACCAATTGGCTCCCTTGCATAATATAAACAGACATTGGTGGTAGTTCTCTTTTAATTGCAGCATCATGTATACGCTGCCAGCCATCACCTAATGATTTGTGTATAAAGGGGCCTCCTTCTTTGTCAGCACCAATTACAAGTCTTAATCTTTTTTTCTTTACTAGTTTTACAATATTCTTTGGTAATGCAGTTATAATGTCTGTCGGTCCGTTGTGTACAGAGCTAAGTCCTGTCCACCAACAAGGATCACCATTAACATCAATATAATATATGCCAGGCGAATTTTGACAGTTTCCTAACTCTTGCACAGGCTTCTTCATACTGCGTAAAGTTTGTTTAACAATAGATCCTTTAGAAGTTAGATACCAATCAGTTTCATCTGTAGTAGAAAGATGAGCTAAATTTTCTGTATGTTCGTCTGTGGTATCAAAGTAAAAATTCATTAAGTTAACCTTTTCAATTCTGGAAATGTTTCTGCAAAGTTTTCATTTCTAATTATATCATAATGATGTGTACGGTTTTTAAATTGTTGTTTTGTTTTCTCATTAAACTTAGAACTGTTTATATAACTTACAACACCCTTTAGCATATCATCAATATGCTTATTATATTTTTTACCTTGTATCTTTTCAATAATTTCTGTTTTAAATGAATCATCTAATACTGATGCAGTATAATATTCTGGATATTGTATATTATACATCTGTGGGAAATAATCTTCAAGATCAAAAAATCCTTCATTCAATACATAATCAAAAAAGTCTGTTATTGTATATAAATTAAAAACACTAACAACTGTATTGCTTTGCATCTTAATATGAGGACATTCTTGTTTTATTTTTTTAATATTACCTTTAACCAAATTCCAGTCTGTTCCTGATCTAATATACTCTGCTCTACTACCATAATGATCTAAACTTGCACCTATGTGTATAGTATCAAAGTGTTTCCATAGCTCTAAGACGCTCTTAGACTTGTATTTTAGCACACTACAGTTACTATTATACTCTAACTTCACATTTGTTTTACCTATTGAAATAAGGTGTTCTAGTATGTCATAATGCTTGTCTGTGAGCAAAGGTTCTCCGCCTGCAAAGTAAAATGTTTCAATATCCTTAAAGTGCGGAAGGAACTGGTTATACAACTTATCGTTGTCATTACCATCTGCTAAAATAAAAATAGGTTTCTTTTCACCTTGTGCATTATCTTCTTGCGCCCATGTGCTAGAGTATGTGCTACTACAACTTCGGCATTTAAAGTTACAAATATTACTCCAACGCACATCAAAATGTTTTAGATGCATTACTGGTAATGTACCATCAGCTTCTGTATGTGCTATTAGACCAGCAGTATCACCAAAGTATGGATTACGATTAGCATGTGTTCTTGAGCTTTCGGCTCCACCATCTTCTATATTATAACAGGCTTGACATTCTACACAACGTTTACCCTCAAGCATATTTTTACGTATTTTCTTGTAGGGGTTGTCATTCCAAATTTCTTTAATTGTGTTTTGTCTTACATTACCTAAGGGCTTGTCCCACTCACCAACACAACAAGGTAACACCGACCCGTCTGGGTTTACATACATATGTAACCAAGGGTATATGCAAAACGTATCAGACAGCTTCGCAGTCATGGTAGAAGTCCTTTAGATCTGGAAACGTATCAGTAAAGTTAACATTTCTGCGTTTATCATATTCAGTAAACCACTGATAAAAATCTCTACGGCCTTCTGTCAATCTGTTGACATCATACTGTGTTCTTTCCATATAGTCTACTACACGTCTAAACTTTTCATATTCTAGTTCGCTAAATTTATGCTTATCTTGGTCGTCCATATTATCAATAATAAACTGTAAGTGTTTCTTCATGTATGGCATAAACATTTCTTTAGGTAAGATATTCATATCATACTGTAAAGGTTCTTTTAGGTACGGAGTATCAAATCTAATTCTCTGCCATTTAGTTTGATTATCGCTATTATATTTTATACGCCAGTCTAAGAACTTTTGCAATAGTGTACTAAAATTAGTTACAGTTAAAATATTAAACGTAACCATAAATGTTAAAGGCATGTTAGTCTTGGTCATGTAAGTGTCTAAGTTCTTTTGCCAAAGCTCTAAATCTAAGCCTGTTCTAATATACTCTGCTTGTGGTCCCCATGTATCAATACTAGTAAAAATCTTAAAGTCTTTGATACAGCCTTTTTCAACTAAACTGTTTACTTTGTCAGTAAACCTTTCAATAAGAATTGGCTTAACACCTAAATTAGTATTGATGTTTAATTCTAAATTAGGACAAGGATTTTTTTCAAGCTCGTCAAATACTCTCCATGTGCTTTGCTGTAGTAATGGCTCACCTCCTGTAATACGTAAAATTGTAAGTGTCTTACGCAATTCAGGCCACCACTTCCACCATGCTTTAACATATGGATTTGTTTCTTCATCTTTGTGTATTTTAAACCAGTCAATATCATTCCTATGATTCTTAACCATAGTGTATGGACCTTCTTTTTCAATTTCTTTATAGTAACTGCTAGAATGTTTAGGGTGGCAATATCCGCATTTAAAATTACACTCATTACCGAATGAAACTTCAACATACTGTGGATTTACATTTGCCATCGGCTCTTGCTTAATTGCATTGAATCTTTCAGGTGTGTATATACTTGCATTACGTTCTTTACGATCACTAATGTAATCTTTACCCATACATTCAACATTCCAACAATAGTTACAACCGCTAGGTTTCTTGCCGTCTATCATCATTTGACGTTCTGCTTTTTTCTGTTGTGTGTTGTGTAACGCACTTGGATCTGCTTCAATTTCATGCAAAGGTATTTTATGCGGAGCAGGGTGATAACAACTGTGTGTTTCTCCTGTACCTAAGTATAGTGTTGTATGATGCCATTTGGCCAAACAGAATGTAGGACTTAGCTCGTCCATGATAGGAATAAACTTTTCTATTCTTTCCTTATCGTGCATTAAACTGTTCCTTTAACCAATCAAAGTCATTTATTTTACGTAGGTTATCTGGCTTGTTACTGTTTGCAACTCCGTAAGCTCTGCCTGCTTTTGCTCCTTTAAGTGCATACTCTGCAAAAGGTCCTTTTGCTTCTTTACACCAAATATCTAAACGTTTATCAGTTTCCATGTTATCTTGTCTATTAATAGCTCTACTTGCTAGTTTAACACATTCTCTAAATGAACTTTTCCATGTACTGTATTCATCGGTATCAAACACACTAATGTTACTTACTTCATTCATAGCTTTAAACTTTGAAGATAGACTAGTAGTCATATCAGTAGTAAAATCTGTAATGTTCATAACTGCTTTTCTTGGTAGTAATTTTACACCACCGTAACCATATTCTAGATCATTTACTGCATTTTTACTTCGCCAAACATGTACCATATCTTGATCCCAAAACGGAACACGATGATCAAATTTAAAATGTTCAATTAGTTTAGCATCACCGTCAACTACCCAAAACATATCTGTTTCACATAGTCTTGCTGCTTCCATATGTGCTTGATGAATACCTTTTACATCACGTATCCAACGTAGTTTTACACTAGAGTCTTGTACTCTTACAATGTCTTGTAGTTCTTTGAAATGCTTATCTGCATTTTTTTCTTTATAACTTATAAAAGCAATATCATATGACGTCGGCCTACTACTATTTTGTTTTACATCTTTTTTATTTGTAAAGAATCTTGAATTAAATTCACGCTGTGTTACAGGACGCTCTTTTGAAAATAATGTAACACCGTCATACCATTTGCTATTTTGAAAACAGTGAGTAAGTTTTCTATGATAACTATCGTACTTAGGAATATAATAATCAAATTTAAAACTATCAATAATATTTAGATCAGGATATACTCCCCAAAACATATCTCCTGTTGCTTTTTCTTGAGCTTGTTTATAATCGTCAAACGTTTCTAAATTAAATACTTCCCACTTCTTAGGATTACTGGCTACTACGTTAACTTCTTTTTTATTTGTAAAGAATCTATAATCAAATTCTCGTTTAGCAATTTTATTATTTTTATGGCAAATAAAAATACCATCGTAAGTTTTATCATTTTTAAAAACATGAACAACATCTTTATCCCAAGCAGGAACTTGATATTGAGGAATGTCTGTTGGAACTACATCATCAGGTATACATAGTATAAACTCTGAATGTGCAATTTCTTGTGCTGTAACAAGTCCTTCGTAACTGTCTAGTTTAATAATATCGTAAGGTTTAGGACGACTTGCTAGTATATCAATTTCTTTTTTATTTGTAAAGAATCTATACTTCCATTCTTTGCTCGATACGTTTAAGTTTTTAGGAAATAAGCATACACCATCATAGTGTTCGCCATTTTTAAATACATGAATATATTGATTGTCCCATTCAGTAAGTCTGTATGTAAAATCAAAGTCTTGTGTTATATGTAAACAATCCCATACTACCCAAAAGTTTTTTGTAAGAGTCTTTTTATTAAGTGTTTCATAGCTTTCACAGTTTTCTATTTTCTGTGCGTGTGGAAAACGTGACTTGAAATTATTCCAAGAACTTACGTTAACCTTAGAATCACTAATAAAAAAGATATCATACATATTTTTTACTATAGTAGGTTTGTCCTAGGTTCAATGCTTCGTCATATAGATCCATTGTATACCTACTTGCATCAGGTTCTAGCCACACCCAATCAAGACCTAGGTTTAATTTAATTTCGTCTCCTAGACGTTGTATTTCAGCAATACACGCTTCACTATCTTTTGAAAAATGCTCTGCTTTATCTTTATATATTTCGCCCAACATTTCAAAATCTCTAACTTGTATATGATCCCAGTCTGTACAATTAGTCATATAGGTTCCTTGCCTTGCACCTAGTATTGACATTATACCATTTTCTACATGTGATCCAACCGTTGACCACATTCTAAGTCTGTGAATATTATGCCACCAAATTCTTTCTTTAATTTCCATAGGTGGTAGTTTTAGACCATCAAACAATGTCATTTTAACACCTTCTCGAAATCCTGATCTCCATGCATGATATGGATTGCCATTTATTTTTGTGTCGCTATAAGTTACTGGAAAGTTTCTATAACCTGTTTCCCAACAAAAGTCAACTTGCGCTCTTTCGCTATCTGCATTTTCATGTGTTTTCATATTAAGTAAATGATCCTTAGACCATAACTTTAATCCGCCGTTACCGTAACGTAATCCGTTAACAGTATTCTTACCACACCAACTATATACTTTAACTTCTTCTTCTGACATATCTAAGTCAAGATTAAAATATTCAGGATATACTATATTGTCTGCATCAACGGTAAGTAACCAATCAGTTTCAGATTGTTCTGCACATGCTTTATGTGCATGATCACTTCCTTTTACACCATGTACACGTTTAGCCCATGGTAACTTATTGCATAGATCTGCATAATGCAAATCAGCAAAAGGTTCATCATAAGATAAAAAGAATACGTCGAATTCAGCAACCCGCATTTAGATCTCCTCTAGTACATAGTTTTTAAACAGTCTACGAGTAAACACACTAAACTTTCCTGTAATGTCTACATCGTCAATTGTTACAGACTTACCTTCTAACTCTTCAAGTGTAACATCAAAAGTTTTTTGCGGAAAGTGTGGATCATTATAATCAGCAACTGTAAAAGATAAAGTTGTTTCACCTCCCCAAAATATATTTCTTGGTGTTGCTGGTTGCCACTGTTTTTCTAAAACTCTTGTACCACCATACTCTTCGCTTAGTTCAACTGTAAGTTTTTTGGCAGCTAAGTCATATGTAAGATAGATGTCTGGTTTTACCTCTTCATCTAAATAACGCTTATCAATAATCCTATGTAGTACGTCATCAATTTTTGATAAGGTTTTTTCTTCTGTAATTTCAAACTTACCTTCATGAGTATCAAAAAAGCACTTACTGATATGGATGTCACCGTCAATAATTTTGATAGCAAGATCTTCGTCAATCTCAACAACGTTTTTGCTGTACTCCATTTCTATTGCCGAATACGGACCTACTGAAACCAGTTGTCCTGTATCTGGGTCAAATGCTGTACCAAATCTACGTGCTGGTTCTTCATAATTTTTAAGCCACTCATCAAAGTCGGGCATAAATTCTTCTACTTCTTCCATGCTATTTCCTCCAGTACATTAATTGTTTCTAAATTCATTTTATCTTTTTCAACATAATGTACAATGTCGTTTTGTTGATAACTACCTATTTTTAATTTGCCTTTATCATTTAAGTAATATCCTACATGATCTGAAAACTTATCAGCATGCCATGGCCAATTTTGTACACCGCCTTTCATATGTACAACTCTTGGAAATCCTAACGGGTATGCAATATCGTCTGTGATATCTAATATCTTTGCTGCTATTGCAAATGCTTCATCAGTTCCTATAACTTTAGGTGTATGCTTTGTTAAAAACAAATTAGTGTATTCATTTGGATTGTCCATTATAGAACGCTGTAAATTAAAGAAGTCATTTGCTAGTTTACTATCTTTTTTAAAGAATGTAAAGAATGAATATAAGTTTGGTAATTCATTTTTAGTAAATGTTCTTCTATAAAAATCATTAGTTACTACTTCTCCTCTATATGTGTATGCTTTGTTAGCAACATACAGTTCAGAATTTGCAACAAAATAATCAATCCAATGACTGTAATCTCTAAAGAACAACATGTCTGCATCTAAACATACAGTGTGTTCCCACGGTGTTAGCTCGTCCATATAAGAACGGCCGTCCCAAAAACCTTTCTTGTCCCATTCAATAATCTCATCAAAGACCCAAGTAGATTCAAAATTTTCTATTTGAGTTTTATCATCAATTACTAATGCAACTTTATCGTAACCTTCTTTTTGTGTATTCTTAATACTTAATGCAAGAGCATATGCCATTTGTGCATAATTGTATTCTTCAGAAGTTGCAACAACAATTAGATATCCAAAGTTCATATCAACTCCATTAGTTTGTCAAAGTTTCTTTCAATGCTTTTTTTATTCATTACATGAACATCTTTGCCTGATGACGAAGCAACTAGTTCTTCATTAGTTAATAAAAATTGTAATGTGTTACTTTTTACATCAACTAACATATCTCTATCTATTGTAGAAAACACTGACGGTAATTTATATTCTGTATCTGCTTCTTGAAATCCATTTAGTATATGATTAGCTATTGCAAAACTAATATCGTTCCTATATAGTCTAGGATCAAAACGATATGTGTCTGCAAAGAACTTGTAATTTTTTTGTATGTATTGTACTAAATCAAAAAGTACTTTTGTTTGATCGTTCTTGGTAAACATAACTGTTGTAGCCCAAAGCAATTTAACGCCAGTATCCGAAACATACTTGTCATGGTAACCTGCTCGTGTTCCCATAATATCATTATACTCATGTGATATTAAGAAGTCTTGTTCGACATCCCAATAACTGTTCAAAGTATCTGAAAATGTTAGATAGTCACAATCTAACAATAATGTTCTTTCATAAGGTGTAATATCCCAAACATTTGGTCTGTTTGAATTATCGAAAGGTACTGCTTCAAAATCATTTCCATCATGAAGATTTCTGTATTGCTGTGTTGGAGGACGCTCTACAAAAATAAGGCTGTCAAAGATTTCTTTTGCTTTATCTGCAGTACCTATTTCTTCCATATAATCAACAGTTGACTTATCTGTGATTAATGAAACTGGATAGCCGAGATGCTTTTTAGCAAGGCCGCCTGCGACCAATGCTAGTTTAGAATAGTCTAAACTTCGACTGTTATGTGCAAATATTACGATTCCTTTATCCATATTATACTTCTATAAGTTTTTCTACGGATCTGCTCTTTTTGAGCTTCTGGTATTCTTCGTAATATTCTAATGTTGATGTTGTGTATCTATCAAGTATGATATCTTTAAAATCTGCAAGATTTTCAATCAATATAGGATTATCATTAACATCAAGTAATACTACTCCTTCGGTTCTATCTACTGAAAGTAGCATTTGAACGAAGTTAATTAGTTCTCTATTGATCTTAAATATGCCGCCATTAACACCGTATGTTAATCTAGCATCAATTTTTTCCTTTAGAGTTTTACGCTGTACAGCAAAAGTTTCTCTATACTTGCTAAAATCCAAGGCTTTTTTTAGTTGTTCTTCCATATGTCCTCCACAGTTATAGTAGCACTTAATATTTATGCGCTGTACTGGGGGCTAGGAAATTAACTGACTGTGAATCCGCCCACTGTTACAGATGGCGTTTCAATACTAAATGATTGTGATCCTGTGGGGTAAAGATTAATGGTACCAACTGCTTTTCTAGTAACAGTTTGGAGATAAAGTGAAGCAGGTCCTACTAAATCAGGTCCATAAGTACCTGGTCCTTGTTGCGGAGTACCTGATGTTGACGGTCCGCCTAATCCAACGTGATCGTCATTGTAAACTGCTGCCATTTCTAGTTGATATGCACTACCACTTGAGTTATCTAATACCGCAGGTGTTCTTGCATATAATCTATAATAGTTTGCATTGTAAGGACTACTAGCAACAGCTTGGTACCAAGGTGTGCTATAAACGTTTGTACATCTATAAAAGTTTCCATTATCATTAGGATTAACACCCGTTGCTGGTTGTTGTCCTCCAAATGTCTGTGTACTTGCTGTCTGTAGTAAACTTCTCCAAGAAGCGTCTTGGGCTGAACCGCTAATACTGCTCAAACTGCTTGTAAGTTGAATTTGTCCACCACTATTAAAATAGTGCCTAGCGGCTAATGCTGATGACCATGTAAAAGTAACTAATACTTGAGCAGAAGTTGACCATGATCCTGTATATACTGCATTACTGTGTGTTGTAGATGATGCTACTGATGCTGGTGGTATGGTATATTTTGCAGCCTCTAGTGCAATAATTAAATCATTCCATCTTCTGTAAGGCTGTGTATTGTATGTTGCATCATTAGTAAGAGTATTTGCTTTAATTTTTTGAGAAGTACTAATGTTATTAGGCCAACTTCCCCAATTAGTAGGAGGATTTGAACCATATATATGCCTGTAAGCATTATACATGTCTGTAATTAACCTACCGTATTCTTCTACAGATACTTTGTCCGAAACACCAACACCTGATGCATTCATTGTTTGGCCCCAACCATATAATACTGTGCCGTCAGCAAGGCCCACCACTTGCTCAAGGCGAGTGTATAATGCATTGTAGTCGTTTCTACTAATTGTTGCGTGTACGGTCGTCATATAATATCCTTAACAGCAGTATTTACTACAACAAGTGTCTATGTTGCACTAATGCTGGTTCCAGAATACGATGGACTCGTAATAGAAAATGCAGCACCACTTGGTTGTAATGTTCCTGTAGCTTTTAATTCTTCTACATCAATACTAAGTGTGCCGTCAACTTGATCGCCTGGCGCTGGTGCACCTGGATCAACGTAACTGTCAGTCAATAAAACCTTAAAGTTAAATACTGCGGCTGTTCCTGCGGAGTTACTTGCCACATCACACTTGCCTTGAATCTTGTAATTGTTTGCTGAATATGGCGTACTAGCAGATAAATTATATAAATCTTGGTATACATTTGTAAGCATGTATATATTATTCAGCCCGTCTGGTAATCTTCCGCCGATTACTTGTCTACCCACAGTTGAAAGTAAACTAGTCCATGCACCGTTTTGTGCTGTTGCTGATCCTAGTCCTCTTCCTGTAGTAAATCTTAGTCTACTTCCAGAGTTCCAAAAATACCTTGCGTCGTTAGCATTACTAAATGTTACGGTTATAACATATTCTGCATTTGTACTCCAAGCAGATGTATAGCTTTTTGAATCTTTAACTGATGCTGTTAGTAAACCAGCATCGCAGTCAAATCTATCATTTCGACATTCGTCAGCAAGTGTGTTGTATCCGTTAAAAGGATCACTTGATGATGCTGTAATAGGATCTCCAATAGCAGCAATAGTTGCTGTTGGTACTACACCGTTCTGATGAAAATAAGCATTTACAATGTCAAACCGGATTGCATCAAAGTGTGACTTTAATACTGTTTGACCAGAAATAACTGTTGAGCTGTTAACTGATTGTCCATATCCGAATGTACCAACACCGGTACCCATGACTTCAGCAATTTTGTTTCGCAGGCTGTTGAGGTCTGTTGATAGGATCTGTGCGCCTGTTGTTACCATTATAATACTACCGCTTCAATAATTTTTGTTCCTGAATTTGAATTGCTTTCTATTGCAATTGCAAATACGTCTGCATGACTGTCAGCCTTTGTAGCGTAACCTTCCGCAGCAGCAACTAATCTATCTCCTTTAGCAATACTGCCGATAACTTTAACTGGTACACGACCTTTAAGTGCAATGTATGTTCCATCTTCTAACCATGAATTCATCATAAACGCAGGTTGTGCTGAAACAACACCTAACGCTCTATCGCCCTCACTACATGCAGTAACTTCTGCGTTTCCGCCAACTGATACAACTGTACCAGCTTCATATTCTTTGTCTGCTAAATATTTCTCTGCTAAGTCAGCATATCTAGCTGCGGTTGCTGTACCTTGGAATAAGTTAGCAATTAAGTCACCGCTTGAATTTCTTGCAGCAATTGAACTTGCTGATGCTGTTGTTTTAGCAGTTCTGTAATTAGGATCACTGTCTGTTGCACTATCATCAATTTTAACTCTATCTGCAAAAGTTGCTGCACCATTAAAAGTATTTGCAAAAATTACACCTGACGAATCTCTAACAACAATACTGTTGCCTGAAGCAGGAACTGATACAGATGGTGTAATACCGTTCAACGCACTTGCATCTGATGCTGTACCAGTCAAGTTACCTTGAACTGATCCAAACAATGTACCAAAAATATTTGCGCCTGTGTAACCAATGTTTTTAGTTGCACCGTCAACCATAACAGTTGAATCATTAGCAAGTAAACTACCTTGTGTGTTACCTGTAACATTACCTGTAACATTACCTGTTAATGGTCCTGTAATTGCATCAGCATGTATTGCTGACCAAGCCAGTGCTGCTGTACCTAATGTAAACGAACTGTCAATACCTGGAACTACTCCAGCTGCTGTAATATCTAATACATTCTTTCTTGTTGAGCCGCCGTCATTAATAATAAAGTTAATAGGGTTACCAAGAACACTTTCAAAAACAATTTCGTCATCGTTTTCAACTCTTAATCTAAAGTCGCTTTGGTCACCTACTTTATAACCTGAATCTTGGAAGTTGATTTCCTGGTTAAAAGTAATACTTCCTTTTTGTAAGTATTGATCAGCAGCAATGCCACCTAGCTTTAATGCGTTAGATGATGTTCCCCAGTATACATAACTATCTGATGTAACACCATTAGCATCGGCTTTCGCCATTGTAATACCTTTTTTAACTAACGTAAAGTCGTCAATAGGGTTAAGTGAACTGTTTAGTGTAAATTCTGTTTGTGAAATAATTGCAACTGTTTTACCACCTGCATTAATTTTTAAAATTGAATGGTTTGTGTTACCTGTGTCTTTAACAACTTGTGCAACCGCTCCACTAGCACCAAGATCTGGTGATGCTTCAGGTCCTACTAAGACAAACTCTCCGCCTGACCATGCATATAATTGTTTTGCTGATGTATCCCACCAAAATTCTCCTACTCCTAATCCTGAAGGAGCAACTGATGCTACTTCAGCACCGTTGGTAGTTTTCCATTGTGCGCCGTCATAAAACTTAATTTTCTTATTAGCACTGTCAAACCAAACTTGACCAGTGACTGCTTTTGGTGGTGCAGTAGTATTCGCAAAGTTTTCTAGTAAATGTAAGAAGTTTTCGTTCTGTACTTCACCGTATCCTGCGTAGTTTTTACCAACGAAACGTATATCCGTAGTGGTATCAATAGTTCCGTCTTCTACTGACGTTAAAAATGTTCCGTTAAATTTATCTACTTGATATGCCATGTGTGTTTTCTTCCTAGTTTACTGTTGTATTTATCTACCTTCACTCGTCTTCTGGTGGTAACGGCTTAGGGTAAAAACTGTATACATCCGGGTTATCTTTATACGTTTGGACAGCAGTATTATGGTTAGTAATCTTCTGCTTAGTATAGTTACGCATAGCAATAAAGTCATCTGTAAGCGGAATTCCAGCATTTTCTAAGCATTCTGCAATAATATTAAGTTGCTTGTGTACAGGATACTTAACAAGAATCTGCTTGTTAACTACTTCGTCAATCGCTACTTCTTCAATTAGCGGTACATCGTTAAGAGATCTTACTTCACCAGTAGCATAATCTCCCCACCAATATTCATTTGCGTCATCTAAATCAATAACTTTGTGAGGTACGCCTTGCGCGGTAAGTCTTTCAGCAAACTCGCTATTATAGTCCTGAGACGATATCACTTTTGATCTATCAGTACTAAAAATAATAATGTTTTTCATCTAGTTCTTCCCCAACTTAATGCAAGACTTATTTTTGGTCTTTCATTTTGTTTAATTTCTGTTACTTCGTGTTCTAAGTTCACAGGCATATCTATTAACATACCAGGATCTTCGTCTACTAAATTTCCTTTGCCTTGTTCATCGTACCAACAAAAATGTGGTGCATCAGATCTTAAAAATATTAACTTAAACTTCCAATATCCGCCTGCACTATCTTTATGCCTTTTAAGATAATCCCCTGGATCATATTTGTTAATACAAAAACTATCACAAGTTCTATCTTCTTCTGGAATTGATTCTGTAATCAACTCCTTTAATTCTTTTGGCATGTTCCAACGGAACATACTCTTTAACTTACTTTCACCGTAGGCAGTTACAAAATTAAACTCTTCTCCAGGCTGCCTAATATAAAAACTTTCTTCGTTTGCCTCTACTAACTTTACTATCTCGTCAACATTCTTACAATAGTCCGATACTAACTTTACTGCCATTATACATATGACCAAGTACCAGTGTAACTCCAAGTACTACCGTTTGAGTTATAAGTCAACTTGTATCCTGTAGAACTGTTATAAATGTTTGTTGAAGTGCTAACACTTCCAGTAGCCCATCTATATGCTAAAATCCATCTACCAGCACTAAAACTAGAACTTGAACCTGCGTATATGTTATTAATTATCAATTCAAAATTTAATCCACTTGCATTACTTGCAGGAAGATACGCTTCAATTAAGTCAATATATTGTGCATCTGGTGAACTTGTATTTGGTGCTGGTGAACTAATAACAAGTTGTCTTGTGTTTGCATTTGCAACAACATTTTGTACAAACGCTGTAGTAGCAATATAAGTTGAACTATCTGAATTTGCTCTAGTTACACTGTATGATGCATTGTCTGCATTATTAGCATTTGCAGCCTGTGTTGCATTAACTGCTGTAGTTGCTGTAGATGCATTAGTTGCTGATGATGCGTTACCATTTAGGTCTGCTTGAATAACATTTGCACTAAAATTACCACTTGCATCTCTAGCAACAATTTTGTTTGCTGTAGCCAAGTTAGTTGCATCAACATTAAATGTTGTATTTGTAATGCCGTCATAAACTAAACCAGTTAAGTAGTTTCCTGGTGTTAAGTTTGAAAATGCTATTGTATCCCATACTGGCTGACTAGGTCCTGTTGACTTTAAGAACTTACCTGCTGTACCTGATGGAATATGTGCTGTTGAACCAGAAGCAGTTTGATAAGGTATTGTTCCACCTGCTCCACCTGCTATGTTAGTTGCTGTGGTTGCTGTTGTAGCGTTACCTGCAACTGCACCAGTTAAATCACCGTAAAAATTTTGTGAGTATGTATTCTTATATCTTAATGCACCCGAACCAAGGTCAAGTGTTATATCTGCACTTGGTAAAAACCCTGCTTGTGAACTTGGAGATCTTGTAGGTCCAAATAAATCAAGTTGATAATCTACACCTTCTGATGCTGCTAAACTAATTTGATTAGTTGCTTTTATTTCAGCAGCGTTAATTGTGCCGTCAATAGTTAAGTTTGAAGCAACTGTAATGTTACCTGTAACACCTAATGATATCAGTGTTCCTACACTTGTAAGTGCTGATGTAGTAACAGTGTTGTGTAAGTTTGTACCTGTTAGTGTGTTAGCATCTGCTGTAACTGTAATGTCTGCTGTTCCATCAAATCCAACACTATTAATATTTCTAGGAGTTAATAATCTTTGTGCTGCACTTGCTGTTCCGCTTAATGTTGCACCAATAAAGTTTTCTGCTGTTACAGTTCCTGTAAACGAACCTGTTGTACCTGTAATGTTACCTGTAACATCGCCAACTAAGTTTGATGTAATTTGATTTGCAACAAAGTTACCTGTTGTATCTCTTGCAACAACTTTACCTATTTGATTTAAATGTGTTGCATCAACTGACCATGTAGTAGCATTTCCGCCATCAAAGTCTGTTCCTGTTAAGTAATTTCCTGCAACTAAACTGTTAGGAGTTTGTGCTGTAACTGTAAGGTTCTCTGACCCGTCAAATGCAACTCCATTAACTAGTATAGGCGATTCAAGTCTTGTTGCTTTATCTGCAACACCTTGTAACGATCCCATTACTTTTGCCATTGCATTTAAATTAATACCTGTAATTAGATCTGAAAATCCGCTTACTTCATTAGTTGGATCAATTGTAAAAGCATTTGAAGCAATAATACCTATTGTAATACCATTTACTTTAAGTTCAATTACCGGATATGTTGTTCCGTTAGTTGCTAATAGTGTTGTTGTTAATGCTCTAGTCGGTAAGTAACCATCTGCTGTTTCAGGACCAATCTTAATCCAGTTAGTTCCATCAAAAACATGTAAAGAAGGATCTGCTGGTGCTGCTGCGGACGATGCATTTTTTAACCAAAACGTTCCAAGTGCTGGTGTTACTGGTGGAGTAGCGCCTACATTTGCAGAGCCTGTTTCTACCCAGTTTTCACCATCGTAAATTTTTAATATACTTAATGATGTATCAAACCAAACTTGTCCTTTAATAGGAGTTATTGGTGCAGAAATATTTGCAAAATTTTCTAATAAGAATAAGAAGTTTTCGTTTTGAATTTCACCGTAGCCAACATAATTTCTACCAACGAAAGATAAACTAGTGGTTGAGTCAACTGCTGCATCTTGTAATACTACAAGTTGAGTTCCGTCAGTTTTGTTAATTACATAAGCCATTTATACGCTCCTATTTTCATCTTATGGTAATACCTCATCTGAAACGTGTGTCCAAGTGCCTGACAACAACTGGAATACTTTAATAATTCTAGATGTTGTAATACCAGCAGCTGGAACTGATGCAATTGCACCGTTTACTGCTGTAACAGCAGGTGCTGTTCCTGATGGTGTATTAAATGTATTCGTTGTTATAGTAATTTCAGGTGCTAAGTTAAGATTAACTGTTGAGTTACTTAATAATGTTACAAGTATTCTTGCAAAAGTACCTGATCTATATTCAGCTGGCGGAGCCAGCTTGGATAAAATTTCTGATGCAATGTAACTGTTTGGTTTACCATCTGATAAGTCCATACTAAATGCTAATGATCTTGATTGTGCAATATCGTCAACATATTCTTTTGTTGCAGCATCTTGTGCAGTTGTAGGATCAGCAAGTCCTGTAATTTTTGGTGTTCCTAATAGTGCAATATTACCTGAGCCATGTGCTTCTAATTGTAAATCATCGTTATTATCAAGAGTTGAAATCTTCTGATTCTCAATTCTTAATTGTGCTACTGGAGGTAAACCAGGACCAACATTAACAACGTTCTGAGCACCAAAAGCTGTAACACCTGGGATACTAGTAATACCTGTACCTAAAGATGTTCCGCTTAATACTGTTACACCGTTAATTTTAAATTCTTTACCAGTTGCTAGGTTAACGTGTTCTGAACTTGTAAATGCTTGTGAAGCAAGTGCAGGATATTCTGCTGTTGCACCTAACCCATCTTTACTATATAAAATTGCTTTATCAGTAGTACCTTTAATTACAAGTCCACCGCCGTCTGCAATTTCATCTGAGTTAGAACCACTATCGCCTGTTTGAGCAAGAACAATGTATTTGTCTTCAACAACTAATTCTGTTTGTTTAATTGTAGCAAGATCGCCATCATTAATAACAAGGTTACCTCTAATAGTAAGGTCACCTGCTAGTTCCATGCTACCACCAGTTTTAACTAAACTGTCTGGTGCGCCTTCATATAAATCAATTTGTCTTGTAGAAGGAGTAATCTTAACTGCAATTTCCTGCGAGATACCTTTTCTAACATCTAAAATTAAAAGTTTATTTTCAGCAGCGTTTGATAACTTAACGTTACCGTTATCAACTGACAAGTTAGCCTGCGAAGCAGAACCAACAACAAGACCTAAGTCACTTTCAATTCTAAGTGTGTTAGTTAATGAGTTAGCAGTATCTTTTCTAACATAGTTTGTAGAATCAACATTTGCTAATTTTTCTGAATTAGTACAAGTTACATCAAACTTAATGCCTGACAACGTACCTTGGTTAAAACCTGGACCAATGTCTCCACTAAATCCTTCAATAGCATTTTTAGGTGTAAATGAATCTTTAGCAAATATACCTAACAAGATACCGTTGTTGAATAATGATGTAATAACACGAGTTTGGTTTAGTGTATCAAGAATACTTGTTACAATAAGTCCACTAGTTCCTTGTGCATCTGAATATGCAGGGCCTAACAATATAGTGCTAGTTCCGTCAAAGAAGTATAACTGTTTAGCAGTATCATTAAACCAAAGATCACCAACACCAAGTGTTGTTGGTTGTGAGTTAGCAATTGTTGCAGAACTTACAGGAACAAATGCTGTTCCACTGTAAACTTTAAGTTTTGATTCTGTGCTATCAAACCAAATCTGTCCTTTGATAGGCGCCGTAGGCGCAGTCACGTTAGCAAAATTTTCTAGTATTTTAATAAAGTTTTCATTAAGTACTTCACCAAATCCGCTATAGTTTTTACCAATTAGTGTAATGTCAGTAGAGATATTATCAATTTGACCATCGGCTACTGTTGAAACTATTGTACCATCTGTTTTATTAATTTGATATGCCATTTAATATCTCATCCTACGTTGTTGTAAACGCTGGTGGTCCCGAACGTATAATATAGTTAATTGTCAAGAACGGATTCATAATACCAACTAATGACCCTAACGTAAAGTCTGTACTTGGTTTCTTAATACCGCCTGATTGTTGTAAGTACTGTGCTTGTCCTGGTGCTGTAGGTCCTAAACCTGTTGTACCTGGACTGTTAATAGCACTATCAACTCTAACAGCAGAATATTGAATTCCATTTGCTGTCATATCGTGTTCGTGATCTGGTAGGTTACCTAATGTTAACGCTACCGCACTTGCGCCTGCTGCTCCTGCAAGTGTTTGAGCTTCTGTACCTTCAACTCTTGCTGGGCTTGGTTCACCGCCGCCGTTATCAACAAATCCACCAACTGAGTTTGGCACGTTGATGTTGTTGTCCATGTTGTGTCTGCCTAATGCAAATCTACCACGTAAATCTGGTAATCTAAACGTACCTACACCATTAAGTGGTGCTGTACCATTATAAGTTGTTCCTATAGTATCAAACAATTCTCTAAACTTAGATATTTCAACTTCTCCACCATCACAAAATAAAAATCCTGTTGGTGGTTGTGATCCTGCATAAGGAATAATACCAGCTAATGGTATACCTAAGTCTCCTACAAACGTATCACGTGTTTGTTTAAGAAGTCCTGTTGCTCCTCCTGATTCAGCTGAAGCTCTATATACTAGTACAAAATCATTTTTGTCTGATTGGTTTGGTGCAGGTTCATCTCTACTTTTAACAATGTTAGCAGTCAATGTAGTAGCAAATGTCTTAGTTGCACTACCTACCTGCCCGTCAAACTGTATTGCTGGTGAAACAACATCGCCTGTTAGTGCAAAACTTGTAACAGTTTTTAAGTTAGTTGCAGTGTTTGCATTACCTGTAATGTTACCGTTAATTGTACCAACAATTTCATCTGCTTGAATTGATTTAGCATAAACTGTTTTCCAACGTGTTGTTGCCTCACCTAAATCATATGTATCATTAAGTTGAGGTTTTGCAGTTGATGATGTAATAGTTCCTGTAATATTTGCTGAGCCACCAATTAATAAATTTTTAGTAATTGCTGCGCCACCTGTTGTAACAATGCTACCTGTTGATAAGTTAGTTGTTTCGGCTGTGCTAGAAATCTTTAGTGCGCCAGTTAAACCAATGTTACCGTCAACATCAAGTGCTTCGTCTGGTGCTGCAATGTTAATACCAACTTTATTATCAAGCACTCTAAGTACTGTAGTTGGAATACCATTTCTGTTAACTTGTAAATCTACTGAACTACCTGCTGATGAATTGTAAAGTTTTGCAGCGGTAGATGATGTTGTTACTTGGAAGTTCCCGTCAACACCAATTGTTAAACCTGCGTTGTTTCTTACATTAATACCTTGATCAGTTGTGTTAAGAATATCACTTCTTAAAAACTTACCTGCTGATACTTCAACTCCGCCAACGTTAAGTGCGTCTGCATTTTTAGCAGTACCAATAAGTTTAGGTAGTTCGCCTCCTAAAAATATAGAAGCAAATTCTGTTTTTTCAGTATCGTTTGCTGGAGTTGCAACATTAAGTCCTGCTTTGATTGTTGCAAAGCCTTTGATATTAACTTTAGGTGTAAATGAATCTTTAGAAACAATTGCAACCGGTTGGTCTGCAATATATAAAATTAAAATACTTTTTGTTTGGTTGTCTGAGTCAGCAATATTTTCTACTGCTGGTCCATAACGTAATCCGTCAATTGAACTTTCTGCTGGTCCAACTAGTAACCATCTTGTACCTGTATAAATTCTTAACTGTTGGTTTGTAGTATCAACCCAAAGTTCACCAACTTTAGAATTTTCAACACTAGGCTCTGTAACACTCTTTTGAATGTTTGATGCTGCTTTCCATGCTGTGTTATCAAACAACTGTAGCACACCATTTTGTGTGTCATACCAAAGTTGTCCTTCAACTGGATTTACAGGTGCATTTGCACTTGCAAAATTTTCTAATACAGATAAAAAGTTTTCAGCAATAATTTGTCCGTATCCAGTAACATTACGTCCTGGAAATGTTAAACTTGTATCTTGGCTTGATGTATTATCAAACACCGTGATCGGAGTTTTGTTTTCGCTATCTGTAAAATTTACAATATATGGCATTTATTAAACCTCCGTAAAGCCTGTTAAACTCTGTACTCTAATTGTATAATCAACTTGTAAGAGTCTGTTCAAAGACTTTTGTACAGGGTGGAAAACCACGTGTGTTAAAAGTTTGCCTGTACCTGTAGAATTATACCATTTAAGTCCAAGCTCGTCGAAAACAAAGTTACTGTCCATGTCAACACTATTATCAAATGCTTGTTGATCATCTGGCTCACCATAATCAAGTGTACATGTAATTACAATGTCACTGTATGTTGCACCACTAACGTGTCTAACTTCCATTTTGTTACGCACTGGATCAGCGTTCGCAATAGAGTTTTGATCAATAACTTTAACGTATGTTTGATTGTATAAACTGGAGTTTGAACCAACTGTGTTAGGTGTTAAGTATGTAATTAATCCTGTAGGGTCAACTGTAGTACCACCGCTACCAAACGCCATTTGGTAAACTGTACCTTCCCCTTGATTTGAAAGACTGTTAACTATTGCAACACTCATGTTTTCATAGTGTATTGCATTGCGTTTATCCTGAAAAACTTCTCCAGTTTCAGGATCAAAAATCTTAATATGCCCTTCAAAATGGAACCCGCCGGTTTCATTCAATCCAGGTGCTTTTGGCGTTTTGTTTTCTTTGTTTGACATATTTTTATCTTCCAGTTTCATAGTGTATTTATTCAGGTAACTTCGATGTATTGGCAGCAATGAACTTACTAATTGGAGTACTGTTTTTAAGCAGTGTAACGCCTGATGTAGCAGTATTTTGGCCTCTATCGTACCATACTTGTCCTTGTTGTTTTATAATACTAATTCGTGTACCTGCAGCAGGCACATTTGTTAGTCTAATATATGCTGACGATCCGTCAACACTAAATTCAGCTTCAACCTTCTCATCGCCCGCCGGGCTAGTTGAACCTATAGTTTCATTATACTGATCTATATATGTTTTGCGTAATCGCTTACCGCCAACAAATACTTCAATCGAGTCACATCTTCCATAAATTGCTGGAATAGTACCTTGATACCAATCACTAACAGTACTTAGCTTAGGAACAAAAGGTAGTGGTCCAATTAACTGACTACTTCCATCACTAACAAAATCTGTTCTTGATTGTGTATCTTTGTACGGAATAGTTTGATCCGTACTCATATCAACCACATATTCTCCTACTGGACTTAAAGTCTTGATTGCTGTACCTTGTGTACCTCTTCTCAAATTGCTTAGTACATTACCGCTCTTGATCATGTATTCAATCTTTTCACCGTTGATTTCAATAATGCCTGGTACATTGTTACTTGCAACAGGTTCAAACAGTGAAGAAGCATCTTTAAGTGTAATAGTTTCGTCATAGTAAGTTAATTCTTTTGCTAGTACTAGACTATCAGTGATAGCATATCTAGTGTATCTATTAATGTTTAGCATGTCTTTGCTAACTTGATAAGCACTTGGTAGGGCAAATATATTAGAACCAAACGCTATAATTTCAAAAACATCTGTTTCTGTATTAGCCCCTTCAATATATACAACACCTTTGTTAACATCTAGTCTATAATCAACGTCTTGTATTAGTTTTTCTTTGTTTCTATAAACCCAAGTGTAACTTACACCCAATGGTTTAAACGCTATAGGATAAAATGCTTTGCCGCCTGTGTATTGATCGCTAACAACATCCATTGACGGATATTCACTAAACCAAGTAACATCAATTGTGTCACCTAATGTTAGTGCTGTTGAATCGTTGATAACAATATTATTACCAATCACAGAGTATTCTGCTCCTAAGTTGTTTTCAATCTTGATAACATCACCGACCGTCAAATTTTCCGCAGTAACCTCAAGCTCTTTTGTTGTACCGTTGTAAACATAGTCTGTAATAAATGTTTTTAGCTCGTTATTAATATAAACTTTAATATTGTTTGGAACAATAGAACCTGCTGATGCAATAGGGTCAACACCTAGTACATACTTTTTAGTTACACCATCGTAAACACTGTAAACTGTGTCAACACTTTTTAATTTTTTGTTGTTTACTTCAACAATAGTTGATGCTAATGCACTATCTCTACTTAACTGTACAAATGTATCTAAGTCATAGCTTTTAGTGCTACCGTCATATGTAAACTCTTGTTGGTTAACTCTAATTAGAGATTGTAATGAACTATCAACATCTGTTGCTGCACTAAATGCAACTATTCTAATTACTGCTAGTCTATCAGGCTTTATACCAAACTGTACAAGTGTTCTGTTTGGTGTGTCGGGCAATAAGTCTGTACTGTCAATAAATCCTGTATCAGATTGTACACCGTTAACTGATACAAATATATTTGAAGTGTCAGCGTAATTTGCATTAGTTAAGAATAATGTAGTATCACCGTCTGCAATAAATTCTTGATAATCAAGTATTGACACGCCGCCTAATCCTATTGAAACTATTTCGATTTTAGAATTTTCTACTGGAACACTTGCAAATTCAATAGTACTATTAGTAACACTAACTGTGTATGTTGCTGGTTCAACTTTTAATCCGTCAACATATACTATTACTGACTTATTCTCAATAATTTTTTGTCCTATAGGATATGTTAATGTTGATCCGTCACCTATTCTAACATTAGACTTAATTGGAGCACCTGTTGAATCTTGATTTGAATGGAATACTTTAATACTTAAACTGTCTAAAACCTGTCCAGGTACGTTTTCTTCTGTTGCAGGTACTTGATCTGGGCTATTATATTCACCACCGTCTATTGAAATGTCTTCTGCATTTGTTCCTGTTGCTGTTGCATAAGCACCATCCATTGCTGATAAAGTACCACCTGATAATTTTGTATCTAATAAGTTATTATCATTAATAGTTACAGCGCCATCGCTTTCTGCAGGACGGAAAATTAAGATATCTCCTGGACTTGTTGAAACATATTCGCCTACTTCTACAACTTTTGTGCTGCCGTCACCTATAAATGTTGGCATCTGTGCATGAGGATTAGTTGCTATTGAACTATCCCAAGCATCTGTATAATTAGGATCGTCAATTCTAAGTGTTGGTGGAGCATCAACGCCTTCTTCAGTTTGTAAATTAGAAATATCGTCAGGTACAACAATACCTGCACGTTTTAAGTAAATGTTAATAACTTGTCCGTTTGTAGGAACATAAGGAAGTGTTACACCAATTGTACTTCCATCTGCAACATAGTAGTAATCTGCTGCTGCTTCGACACTATCCCAACTGTCTGTAAACCAAGGAAGTGCGTCCCAGCCACCTGTAACATCAAATGTAGTACCTTGTACTTGAACACCACCAAAGTCAATACCTGTCATTAATTGATCAAGCTCTTTACCTATCATACCTGATGAAGGATTGTAGTATTTTGTAATTCTGCTTACACTATCTAATATTTCATCATTCTTTTCATACGTAATTGTAATATTATCGTCTTTGGCAGGCGGAATTACAAATGTAATTTTACCTCTTAACTGTTTGTACACATCTGTTTCTAAAGTAAACAGTGATATAGTGTATTCGTTATTAAGAACTACTTGACCATTATTAATAATTGATATTTTTGCTTTATCTCTAGTTGGTGGATATGTTAAATTAAACACCGCAGTTGATCCGTTAGCAGTAAATGACTCAGTTTGTGTAAAGTTATTGTAGATACCTGTTTTAGAAAGCCTATCAAACTTCATATTAACGCTCATAGAACGTGTTTTACCGTTACCTAGCACTGCAACTGCTCTTGCAACTGACGGTGATGTTCCATTACCGCCTACAAGCGAAACCGTTGGAGTTGATGTGTAACCTGTGCCATGTTCAGTTAGTGCAATTCCTGTAACTTTACCGTTTGAAACATATGCTTTTGCTTTTGCTCCAGACCCATTGCCGCCTGTAATTAATACTTTAGGTGCTTCTGTATAATCTGCACCTTTACTTGCAATACTAATTTCTACAATTTGGTATCCTTTATTGTCATTCCAAAATTTGTAAGGATATGTTGCTAGTATATCGTCATTGCTTTCGACAGGAATAATTTTACCCTTCTCTTCTGAGTAGTAAGGAGGTAAATCAAAGTCTGCTATTGCAGAATCTGCAATATCTAAGTTATCATACTTACTAATGTACTCCCTTACAGTTGTACTATAAGGTTTGACTTCGTTAATATAATCTAAGTAACTCTCAAGACTGTCGTTTTTGTAATTAGTTTTCTGTTTTAATGTGCCAACGTTATGTGTTGCATTTAAGAAACTAGTTTTAAATGCCCAGTCAACGTATGTTTGTTCTTTGAAAACATATCTAATAGATGTAAAGAATAAGTTATTCCACTCAACTGCATAATTACCAATCAAGATATCTTCTTTCAATGCTTTTAAAATAAATCTAAGTTCGTTTGAAACTTCTTTATCGTAAAAATCAATGTCATACGAATCTACATTATCAAATCCAACACCACTTAGTGTTGTATCATACAACGATGTTGAAAATTGTATAGTTCCTAACTCTCTACCAATTAATTCGTAATTGTTCATAGCAGCGCCATCGAGATCAGTAATTTTCTTAAACACTGCCCAACCACCTGCACCGTATTCTTTGATTCTAATCAAGTCACCAATTTCAACATCTATAGTTGGTTCTTGGTACACACTAATAATTTCTTGAATGATCCTTGAAGTAGGACCAAAGTCATTGTCCCACCAGTCGGCATATGACCAGTATCTTGGTGTGTTGTACGCTTGTGATCTACTTCTGTACCAAGACTTTCTTACATCGTCCCAAGCATAAATGCTCCAGAAGTCATTAGCTGTTGAATCGCTTTCAACAAGTACACTAAACTGTCTTGGCTTAGTAGCAATGTAAGTATATAGTTTACCTTTATTAGTAATTGTTACACTGTTAACTCTGCCTTGGTTATCAATTGTAGTAACTGCTTCTGCACCTGTTCCGTCACCTTCGAATTCAATAGTAGGAGGTATTTTATATCCAAAACCTGGACTTAATATATCAATAGAGTTAACTTCATTGTCAACTATATTTGCACGTAATGAACACTGCTTGGTTCTAGATGTACCAACTTCAAGTAACTCAGTGTAAGTATCAACTGTTGTATCATATAAGTTTAATAAAGAACTTGGCTTTATATCAACAGAGTTTAATGTTGTAAGATCTAAAGAATCAGCAAATGATTCTTTGTGCATAATTGCATTAATGTTTGTAATTAAAGTTTTTAATAAAGTCTTTCTATCAACAAACATACTTTGTCTTGGTCTATAACTAACACCATATCGTTGTTTTTCTGGCAATTTAGGATCAGGTATTCTATTACCTTGTACATCATAACCAATTAAACTATCAATCCATTTGTTTTCTAATGAAGTTGTTGGTAGACTATCTGCAACTCCTTCAGTAAGAAGTTGATACTCGTTATGTACTTGATTTTGATTTTCTTGTTGTGTATAGTATTCAATATTAAGAACTGCTGAATCGTCTGCTACCGTTGCTTTATAATTAAACAACAAGAACTTATCTTTATCAATAAATGCTGCGTAAGTTTGTCCTAACGCTGACGGGTCACTAATTAAGTTGAACACATCTGCTGCTGATATACTTCTATCTGGCATGCCTTCTGGTACAGTAACTTTATTTTTTACCCAATAGTAATAATAAATTTCTGTTTGTTCTCCTGTATTAGGATTAAATTCTGCTTTCACACTATAAGCACTATCGTCTGCATACAAAGGTTGTCCTGATATGCCTAGTGGTAACCCCTCGTTAGTATCTGCAACCAATGCCCACTCTGACGGTAGTAATTTAGACTGTACCCATTCATAAATATCAATTGATGCGCCAGGAGCCAATGCTCCCCAAGCACCTACTCTGTATGATACTTCACCTTGCTCATAGTCAAACCATTTAGCAGTTGAAATATCCCACCATAATTTACCTACGTTTTTAGTCTTCCAACAAATTGAATCGTCAACAACTGCACCTTCTGCTGTTCCTGTTGTATAAATTGCAGGATCATAAGGCACTTTGTATGAAAGCTCTCTTTCTGCTTCTGCTAACAGTTTCATTTTAGCTGGATCAAAGATTTCTAAATCAAGAATTTTTGTATCATCTTCTGTATCGTATAATGAAATACGTTTAAACTTATCAATGTCAACTGTCTGTGGTTGTGAGCCAATAATGTTTAGTGAATTTTGTCCTTCAGTTTTTTCAAATAATCTAACTGTACCTGTTTTAGGTCCATCGAATGCAATGTCAACTCCGTGCGGTGCAGGTGATATAAAGTTGGGTGATCCAACTACTATAGCATTTCTTGTAGCATATAAACTAAATCCAAATGATTCATTTAAAGAAAGTGCTTCGTCAATTTTCTCTGATAAGAAGAACTTCTCATTTGTACCCTTTTTCTCAAATACATATACTGCCCCAGCAAACCCATCAAAGTCTCTAAACGTAGTTCTATTACTATCGTATGATGTTTGTGAAGCATCAAATCTAGTTTGCAATACATACGGAGAGTTAGTTGCACCAATTGCAATTATTTCTGTGCCGCTTGATATTGAAATATCTTGGCCAAACATTTCATTTGGATAATCTGAATAACTTGTTAATTTTTGTTTTAGTCTATAAGCAAATTCTGTTGAGTCAGTATCAAACTTGAATACATAAGCACTACCTTGATTCTGGAAGTTCTTGTCTGCTAATGGACTAGTTACAACTAATGTATTACCTGAATAGTCTAAGCCAATTGCATAACCAAACTTATCACCTGAACTAATTACTTCGCTTGGATCAAGATCACTTAGGTATGGTAAAGCATCTGCGTTTATTTGTTGTAGTAATCTATAAACTCCAGCAGTGTTCTTTTTGTAAATGTAAACTTTACCTGAAGCAACACTTGTACTGTCACCCACGTTAACCCAAGGTTCGCCAGCATCTGGTGCTTCGTTGTAACTTCTGATTGTACTATCTGCACCTACTGCACTTGGTCCTAGATTTTGTAACTGATGATACCCGCCCTGATACTTAACTGTATCTCCTTGTGCATATTCGTAGTTAGGTCTCCAGTGGCCTTTATAGTTTGTAAAATATTGTCCATCACTGTTAGGTGCGCCTACTGCTAGTACTGTCCCGTCATAGTTCATTGCTAAAGAAGTACCAAAGCGATCATCTACTTTAATTAATTCAGTAAGTTGTTGATCATCAAGTAGTCCAGCATCAAGTGTTGAGCCATCATCGTTAGTCGCAATTGACATTGGAAGCGAAGCACCTGTTGTTACTTCGTCTAGTAGTACCCAATCATTTGATCCAGTTGTTAATGAACTTCCGTCTGCAACATTGTCAACTAATGCTTTCCACATATCACCATTTGAAAATACAATTGAATCCTTAGGATAAAAAGTAGAATCATCAGCAGCATAAATGCCTTTGTAATTTTTATTGTAGTCTAAGTGCCAGCCATCTGTTGTATCATATGTGTAAAGATACACACGACCTTTTGCATCTTGTGAGCCAGGTGCTGATACTGACATGTAATAAGGTCCTGTACTACTTGCTTGACTAACTGCAATCTTCTGACCAAATCTTTCGTTGTCATAAGTTCTAGGACTTACTTGTATGTCATGTAAGTTCCACTGTTGAGACTGGTATTGGTAAATGAATATTACCCCTGTTTCAAAACCGCCTGTATTTGAACCATCTTGTTCAGCTTCAATTTTTTGTACTTCAACCCATTCGTTGCTGTATACATCAATAGTACTACCATCACCATTAATATTATCTTGTGCTTTGTAAAGTCTTCCTGAGAATAAAACAATATCGTTGACTATGTAGTTTGCGTTTACATCAAACAGCCCTTTGTATCTACTAGGAATACCACTTGCTGTGTGTGCGCCAACCATTAACCAATTGCTATCTGGGCTTAGTGCTAGTTCAAGACCAAACGATCCTGTAACATCTGTTGTTAACCATGTTGGTGGTTCAAGCAATTGCTTAGACGATAGACCAGTTGCACCTTGAATATAAACTCCTACCCTTGCTACATCAGGTATACCAACTATAACTTGTTTAAGTGTATCACTGTAAACTGTTTTTGTACCAACACTTGTTGGATCGATGATACCAAAGTCAATAATTTTCTTACCTGTAAACTGTTTTTTCTTTTCAACAACTTCCCAACGTGAATTGACATTTGAATCTACAAATAGTTTCGCCCCGTCACTTAATAGTGCTAACTTTTCTGCATCAATATCATCGTAAGTAGTAAAACGTGATTCTGTTAGTAACATAGGATAAGCACCTGTGCTAGGCTCAAATCCTTGATCTGCATCATACTTTTCTGTATGCTGTACTGTAACTGTATTAGTTGTTGCTGCTTTTACTTTCCAAAACTGATTTAAGCCTGCTATTGTTTTGATACCAAATATATCATCAACTTTCAGCAAGTGTGTTTTTTCAAAAGTAAAAATTACTTCGTTATCATCATTACTTTCTAAGTTTGTAATTTTTAAATCGTATACTGTATTTGCTCTAAGAACAGTCCATGAAGGTCCATCGAATGTAACCCATATATGATTATTGTCTTGTACTGATGCAATTGCAAGATTTAATATTTCATCTCTGTTTGTAACTGTAAAGTCTGTTTGGCCTACTGCTACATACCCTGGTGTTAACATAGGCTTAGAATCATAACTAACAGGATTAATTGCTGTTGTAAATGGCGTAGGACCAAATTCAAAGTTAGTAGAATCAACTCTATAGTATCTATCAACTTTATCTTGTGCTGATGCTTCAACTAATACAGGTTGAGGATTTAATTTAAATTTGTCAGTGTCTAGTCTAATTTCAAGTCTTTCTGATTGATCAACGCCGCCTATCTGTCCTAGTCTGAAACCCCATTCCTCATTTAAGTCAACAGCAGCAGTAGAAGTATTATCACCTAGTTTTGTAAATAATTTGGTAATTGCATTAGGTGTACCTTTCTCTCTAATGAATCCTTGATACAATTTAAATTGTGTTGTTGGATCTTCGGATAAGTTTTCTAAATATGTTCTGCTTTGATATCCTACAGTATGTCTTGCAAGATCTCTTTGGCTTTTTCCTAAGCCTTCAGATGCTACATCAAAGTAATCTTCAATTTGATTAATTCTGTAATCAAAGTTAGGAATAAGTTGCTTTTCAGGTTCTGAATCTAGTTGTGTCCAATTAGCATCATTAAACTCTTCACCACTAGTATGGTTACCTCTTGCAGTATATTTGTATGCTCTATAAGATACAATGTCGCCTAACTTATAATCGTAGTAAGGTGTCCAGGTTGCAAATGATACATTATCAAATAAGAAACCTGGGCTAGTATAATCACCGTCCCAATCTGTTGTTCTAAATCCTTGAGCTTTAATTCTTTCTTGTCTATAACCTGTTGCTTTATCAAAGATAGTATCATTGAAAACTGTTTTATCGTCAAACACAACAACGTGTTCTTTTAAAACATAATTTAGTTTTAGTAAGTAGATACCTTCAGTTGTATTTGTTGTACTAATCGATATGTTTTGAAAGTCTCTCGAAACGTTTATAAACTTAGGATCTATTGCTGAACCGTCTGCTTTTAAAACACTGTAGTCATAAAAACTATCTAGTAAATTATCAGCAACCCCAACTGCTAGTTTAACGTCCATATTCGTTGCACCTGGACTAACTGATAGCACAGAACCTACTGCCCAGTTGTGGACTGTCCAATACATAAATTCTTTTGATGCTGTTACAAAGTCTTGTACTACTTGATTAGTTCCATCGTAATTTGCAAAGTTAAAACCTAAACTTTTTAAGTGTGCTTGATATCCTAACAAGAAGTCAACAACGTCTTGTATAGTATTGTATTCTGTTCCGTAACTTACTTTCTTAACTTTGAAAGTATTAAAATTTCTACGCTGTTGAGCAGTAACAGCATTTGCAACTGGTAAGTCAGGTAGCTGTACTAAGTTACTTTTATCAAACGTTTCTCCAGAGGTAAATGTTTGTGTTGCTCTATAAAATGATCCTCTGTATTCAACAATACCGCCGTTATTAAATCTTTTTTCTTTTTCCCATGTTGCAAATGGTTCTGAAGTTCCTGCAACAGATATAACAGGATCTTTTTGTTGTGGGAATGTTTCAAATGTATTAAAGTAAGGATTAATGTCATCGTACCCATTAACTACCCAACCTTGTGTAGTTTTCTCAAAGATAACGCCACTGTATGTTACTGAGCTTATTGGCGAACTTACGTTAAAGATAATGTCATAGTTTTCTGGTGGAATAAACACACTTGCACTTGCTGAACTAGGATTTTTACTATCAAGCAAATACTTCTGCTGTTGTTTATCAACAAACCCGCTTACTCTTGAACTTAGTCTAACATTAATACAATCAATGTTCTTTTGTGCTTCAGCAACAGAAGCACCTTTAGACTTAATATAAGAAGCAATGTACATTGCAAGTCCTGCAACTTGTGTTTTTCCTGCTACAGGAAATTTTAAATCTGTTGGTGTTAAGAATGTATCTGATGTTACATTTACTAACTGATTTATAATGTTTCTTTTAGTTACAGATCTATCAAAGTTTAATATTAAATAATCAAATGGCTTTAACAATGCTAATGCTGTTGTTACTGCAAAAGCATATTCTGAACTTGTTTTCCATGCGTTTTCAACTGGACTGTCATCGCCTAATTTAAATGGTCCTCTGTTATTAACAAGCTGGAAGTTTCCTGCAAGACCTGATGTTAACGGATCAACAAGTTTACCATCACAATCACAAGGAATATGATTTAAAATAGTTGTTCTAGCATATCTTGGATATATTCCTGCTCGTGTACCTTGAGCAATTTTACCTTGTGCAATATCTTCCCATAATACTAAGTTACCGTTTGTGTAAGGTGCAACACCATATTCTGTATCCCACCAACTAGGTTTAATACTAAAGCCTAACATTTCCCAAGGGTGTGTATGAGGTCTATCAGTGTCGTAGAAGTGTTTGTAAACACCTCTCCAATATCCAGGCAAGTTTTCTTTGCCTGTAGGATCAGTCATGTTAGAATATGTATATGTAAATGGTTCTGTATCTACAAAATAATCATTTGTTGTATAACCTAGGTTAGTATTTTGTACCCAAGATAAAAACTCTTGATTAATTACATTATCTAGTTCTTCTTTTGTAAATGTACTATTACCATAATATCCACCTAACGCTTTTTGTACATCAAAGATTTCAGGATCATATTCTTGTTTAATATTATTAAAAATACGTTTTTCAAATTCTAAAAGTAAGTCATCTCTATAATCATCGTATGCTGTAGTTTTACTTCCATCATGTCCTTGGATTATATTTTTAGGTACTCTATAAGTATCATCTAAATATTTTGTAGGCTCATACTTAGGATAAAGTCCTAAAGAACTAGGAGTTGGTGGCACATGGCTAAATGCTGTTGATACATATTCTCTTATTTCAATTCTATCACCTGGTACAAGAGTTCCTGTTATTGTAATAAAGCCTAACGCACCATTAACTTCGTAATCTTTTCCAACAATAAGTTGTACATCGTTAAGGTAAACATATGCTGCTTTCCTACTTAATGTTTCTAAATCAAAATTTTCATTAAGTGTAAAATTCTTAATACCAGGATCATCAACTACATATTCAGTTTTAGTAAATGCTCCAGCACCTATCATATCTGTGTCTGCAAAAGGACTTTCGATAGTTTTAGTTTTTGTAATATTTTCTATAATATTATCTAAAAAGTCTGAAGTATTCTCGTTAAAGTCAACTTCGGTTGCTTTCTTAATAATATTTTGTTTAAAAATTGTATATGCTTTTTTAGCATATCTAA